CGGATGATCTTTCAAAAATATCATATGAGGCATTTTTTCTTGTAATCTAGTTATAATACTTAACAAATCATCATCTGTCAAGTTTTTCTTCAAATTATAAAAAATAATTACCTCAAAATCATCAGGAGTTGATTCAATGTATCTTAATATATATAATTCACTTTCATATCCGATGTATGAATAATGAACTTTCTTTTCTTTTAATGCTTTTTTAGCAAAAGGACAAATATTAAATTCACCACCTAGTTCACTTCGTTTTTTTGAAAGCTTTTTTACCCAACCAATTAAATCTTTTTCCAATTCACAAACTCCATCTTAGCTCTTAAATTTATAAAAGTATTTTTATTTACAATATCTTGAATTTCTTCTGGTGAAAAATCATATTCCAATACCATTTCATTAACATCTTTTTGTGTAATGAATTCTGGCCAAATGACAATATTAAAATGATTGTCTATTGCGTGTTCCATCTTCGCCACGATCTCTTTGTTACGAGGTTCGTTATCAAACACTAACGCAACCTTGGACTTGTCCAATACACTAGTAATTGATTCTAAGTTAGAGTCTGCTGTTGCCACACCATTTTCTAAAAACATTGAATCAATAGGACCTTCGGTAACATAAATCATTGCTTCGTTATTGGCACGATCCAATCCAAAGACCTTCTTATTATCATCGTGGAGTTTTAATGTGATATACCTGAGTTTCGATTCACCCAACGAGCGGCCTTGGACAGCCATGAGGTTTTTCTCTTTGTCATAAAACGGAATGACGAGCCGTTTGTCATCTTTATAAAGACCCTCTTTCTCAATCCCAAGAGTTTGTATGAAGGCTGCAAAGTCTTCCGCATAGTATAATTGCGATAGAAAGGTCTCTGGAATCCTTCTTTGCTGAACATACACCTTAGCAAAATGCACCTCTGGTAACGAGTCGAGTGTTGGAAGTTCCAAGGCTTTCTTGAAGATTGGCTTCTCCGTTTTGAATTCTTCAAAGTCCGGTTTTGGATAGTTATTGTTTCCCGTTTCTCCATTTTTATATCTCTCCAATTGATATTCTTGTAATAAGTTGGGATCAACCTGTTTCAAAAAATTATAAAATGTGGTAGATATACCACAATTGTGGCACATATAGAAATAATCGTTCTTTTTACGGAACATAAATCCACGGGCTTTAGTTTTATTCTTTTGGGAATCTCCACAAAGTGGGCACCTAAAGTTATAAAGATCATCCTTTTTACGGGAGAACCTCTGTAATTTGGGGGACACTTGGAGGAGAAAAGTTCTGTCGATGTAAACGCTCATAATGTACTATGATACTACATTAATATTACTTTGTCAATAGATGACCGAAAAGTTCTGTTCCACGGGAAATAATAAATGTCAAGGCAATAATACCACCGGCAATCATCCATTTCCATTGGGAAAGACCATCTACTTTCATGGATTCGGTTTCAGTTTTCTTTAACAATTCTCTACGGAGTTCTTTGATTTCTTCCATAATTCGTAGTTCTGTAATTTGTACTTTATCGATAACCACATCAATACGATCATGAATTTCTTTTATTTCAGCGTCTTTTTCCACTCTACGATTTTCCAAGGCATTGTACATTTGACTGGCATATTTTTCTTGTTGATCCACAAGTTTAATAATAATTGTATCCATCTTATGACAAAGATTTGTCATTGTAACTATCTGTGATTTTAATACTTCTACATCAACCCTAATATTGGTCATTGTATTCATATCAATAGAATCTACCATATTATTTGGTGTTATCTTCTTGTGTTAAAGTTGGTTCAGTATCACGTTTTACCCAAAGTCCGGCTGAGTGTACACCAACAACTGCGGCGATTGTTCTACCAAATTCATCCAAACTGAAGGTAGTGTGAATTATTTGATATATTGCAAAACCAATAACCGCAAATAAACAAACCATCCAAGATACACGACCTAGGTCTAATGTTTGGTTATCTTTTCCTGTTAATAATTGTTTTGCAATATCTATCATTTGTTATTCTTCTGTTGTTCTGTTACCCAATATTGTAATAAATCTAATTGATTCTTTACTTCGTGGTATTTATTGTAGTTTTCGATAACGGTTGTTTCAACGGAACTAAGGTTAACTCCGGAGCCGGATTCATCAATTGACTTGGCGGGATCGGGAAGGTTGTTTTTTGCGGCAGAGTTGAGCAACTCGATAGTAGAATTGTGCAAATTACAATCGCTGTCATTTTTAGTGCTAACATATTTAATAATCTCATCGCCCTTCTCCTTAATAATTTTATCTCTATAAACATACTTAATCTCTATTTGATTGGTTATGTCTTTTGAATTTTCGTTTATTTGTGCAATTTCTGCGTTTTTCTTTTCTAATTGTTTTTTAAATTCGGTATCACTAAATGATACTCCTAGTAAAAATATACTAACTACCATCAAAATAATACCCACGATTCTAACCAAAGCTGGTGTCAAATAACTGGATGTTATAACCTGCGCAATTCTTATTGTAGCTAACTCAGAAAAAATATACAACACTATACCTATTGAAAATGTTAGGTATATGAAAAATGTGGGTATGTAATTAAACAACCAGAGTAGTATTGTCATCATAATATTAATTTAGCCTTTTCGTAATACATTTTTCTACTATCCAATCCAAGATAACCAGTATTAATCTTATGTGTCATACCTTCAATGTCATCAGCATCACATTCTTTATTAATATTGTTTCTTTTCCAATAAAAACAGGCCGACTCGATTGCACCGGCTAAAGTTTCACAATAAGCAACTGTTTTATCTAATGGTAATCCCATGTAGTCAGCATATGCTTTATAATTATCATGAAAGGTGGTTTGTATGGCACCACGGCCACGATACAACCATCCATCTCCACTTGTTTCTACTCCATTACCACCTCTGTTTGCATAAACATGATTTGCAATTTTTTCTGGTTGGTGTGCATATTGATTTGCAACTACTATACTAAGAAAATAATGTGGCCAAGTTTTCATTAAACTTTGTGGACCATAATTTAAATTTTCTTTTAGTACTGTAAACTCAACCGATTCAACTGCACATTGTGCTAAAAATCCAGCAATACGATTCTTTGTATTAATCTCATACTTAGGCAGTAACCCATTTAACGTTTCACATAACATATTTAAATTTGTATTATGTGGTAGTATCGATTGAAGTTGTTCTACTGTTATCATTTTTTTCTATCTTAATCCAACCATCATCTGAAAATTCAAAAGTTCTGCGATTCTTTACGCTAACATATATGTTATGGAACTCTACTCTAATCCAATCAGCAAGAGATACATTGTCTAAACCTTGTACTCTTAAAAATAACACATTTGCTGCTTCTACCACTTCTGCTTCTAAACCAAATTTCTCTTTAATTCTTTTTTGTATGTCAATCACTTAGGTGCCTTACGAGTAGCCATTCCCATTAGAATTGGACTACGTTTCTTTTTTCTATTGACAGCAGTAGCACTTGCTGGATCAGTAGAACTTTGTGCACCAGTTACATTAGTTGGTCCAGCAGAACCACCACCTACAGCACCAGCACCCATTTCATTAATGGAGGTTTCACCTACCGAACCGGCAAGCACGTCTACTAAGTATTCTTTAAATGATTTCATATCTTCCTTAATATCTCTGCAATATTCATATCAACTGGTATGTTAGATGTATGAATGTTTTTTCCGTTGATGCCATATATCATTTCTGGTAATATATTTAAATATAATAGAACTGTTTTTAATATGTCGTAATCACGTTCATCTATTCTATAAAATAATATTCTTGCAGTCACTTCCGGACCAAAAACATTATTTAATAAAATTACATGGTTTAATATCAATCGTTCTTTAAGAATTTTACTAATCTTATATCTACGAAATAACCTTTTCAGGTATTTGGTTCTTTTGATATCACCTTCAAATTCAGACATTACGCAATTTGGTGAACTATAACACTTCATTGCGTACATCATAAAATTATCTTCATTCAATTCTTCAAACATTATTATCATTCTTTACTTACTTATGGTTGTCGTGGATCTAGCTCACCTTCAGGTCCTTCAAAATCAATATTGCCTTCATCGTCTTTTAATATTGCATCTAATTCTTCTTCATCCACTATACAAGCGTAGGTTTCATAGAAACCACTTTCACTAATACCATAATTATAATACAAGTAATATTCTGTTTCATCACCATGGTTAGGTGAAGTTACGTTACCATTCAATTCTGCACCCCAACGAGCACCAAACTGATCTAACGCTACAACTTCTTCACCTTCCGATTCATCATCAAAAATGACCTTTGGTAAAAAAATACTATACATTTCTAATATTCTACTAACTTTCATCCAACCACCATATGGATTAACCCATTGTCGAGAAAGTTCAGCCGCAATATTACGATTAATCTCATTGCGTGTTGATTCTTTGGCCAAATCGACCTTATCCTTGGAGATGGATACAACAGGAACATTGTATCCACCCTCGGAGATAAATTCACCAAATTTTAACATTAAAGACCGTTTACAATAGAACCAAAACTTGTGTTACCGGAACTTACGTTAGAAGCTATAGGATTACCTAAGCAAACTAATGTTTCTTTGAGGTAACGAACGGTGCCATCATTGTTTGTTTTCTTTTGAATGTGAACCCAACCAGCAGCGAGATCACCTACAGGTGCAACTGAACTATTAGCATTTGCAGCACGAGTTCCGGTTACCAAAATAGTATCTTGATTATAGGTATTTGCATAAGCGGTTGCACCATAATTAATTGCTTTATCAAACTCAACACCAAAACCAACTGATACTGTATTAAATAAATTGGTTGACAATGTTATAGTATTACCGCTTATAGTAGAAACTTGAGTGTTGGATGCAAAGAATCCTGGATATCCATTACCTGCTGTGCCACCAGGAACTGCAAATCCACCGGACATGAAATAAATATATTGTCCTACAGCAACACCAACGTTAGCTACGTTATTTTGAGCTCCATCGTTGTATACTACGGAAATTACATTGTTGCCTGCTGTGTTACCTGTACCAACGTAAAGTTGTACTACTTCTCTTGTTTGACGTTCCATATTACATTTTGGTTTAGAATTTGGTGCATCCGTATTTGACCATGCTGGCATTTTTTTCTCCTTAATTAGCCTTGGTTATCTTTATATTTATCTTATTTCTTTTCTGCTTTATTACTGTCTTTTTTGTCGTCCTTCTTATCATCCTTCTTTTTGAAAGGATCAGGTTGACCTGGACGCAATCTCATCATAGGATCAATTTCTACATCATCCCGTTTTTCACCAGTTAGTGTTGTTCCGCCGGTCATAACTGCTGCGGCATTAGGTTTATTCTCACCAGCACTATCTTTTTCATCTGCTTTGTCGAACTTAGGTTTCTTACCATAAGTTGCAACCGATTTATCTTCCTTTTCATGGTCGACCAAATCTTCTTTGACCATTCTTTTACTTTTATACAATGCCTTAATCATACGAGCAGATTTAGACAATTGACGGGTTCTTTCTGAAATGCTAGGATCAGTATCAGGAACCTTGGCAATTGCAGCTTGTGGATCCATAACATCTTCGTTTTTCACTATAGGTTCATTACCCATACGGAATGGTTTCTTTTGTTTAGGAACTTCTAAACCGGATTTAGTTTTAGTGAAGTCATATTTGGCGGCTTTCTTTTGTAAATCCGTCATTTCAGATCCTTCTCTATTCAAATGTTTCTGTAAACGGTCGATAGCAGAAGTCATGCCCTCACCACTTTTAGATTGTTGTTTCTCAATATCATCATGCTTCTTTTTTCTCATAGCTTGGTCATAAGCAAAGGTACCTTTTGGTGCTGGATTAAACATACCAGAGAACTTTTTCTTACCGCCTTCTTTTGGTGATTCACTCATTTGTACTGATTCTGGCGTCAAATGTCCCGTTTGTGAACCCTCTTTTTTGATAGGAGTTTGAGTGTGTACGGGTTTAACTATATTAAACTTTGCGGCCTTATCCAATTCACCTTGGCGAACTGCTGTAGGTGAGTGTGCTTGTTTGGAACGAGTATCACCATCCGATTTATCTTTAGTGATATCTTCATTCACATGATGTTGCTTCCACACAATGAATTGTTGGGATTTAGCATAAGCCACTTTTTGATTTGTTGGAAGTGTACTGGGATTAATACCTCTTGACATGAGATATTTGTCCAACATAGCACTTTCATTTAAATTATCTTCAAACATATGATTCTTTTTCCAAGTTTTAAATTCATTTGATTTAGCATGAGATATTTTAGTGTCCCTAGAAACAAACTTAGGATTAATACCCCTAGAAGAAAGGTAAGTACTCAAAGAACCATCTTCGGAAACCTGACTCTTTGCAGAATACTGTCCTAATTGGCCAGCGTCCACATTAGCGGACTTTGCTGGCTCAGGATTCTTTTTAACGATATCTTTAAATTTTTTCATGGTTTTTATTTGTTTTTACCTAAATCACTCTTAATTTTCTTGAATGATTGACGAGCTAAATCTTTTGCACGACTCATTGGTGTGTGAACTGCACCAGATTTATCGGTAACATCTTTCTTTTGCTTTTCCCAACCAGGAGTACCAGCAATTACTTTTTCTTCAACTGGTTCAACTTCTTCTTTCAATGAAGATAAATGTTTATTCAAATCATGGAATTGGCCATGAGCAACCAAATCACCCTTAGGACGGCCAAGGTAATCTTGGTCAGGATGATGCATCCATTCACCATAACGGTCTACACTAACGATACCATGTTTTGGATGTGTAACTTTTGTATGGTGATAATGTTGACTAACACTCCAACCTTGCTTTTTAGCGTGAGCAAAATCATCTTCATTAAGGTGTTCAACTTCTTCATTAGATGTTACCAAACCGCCAGGAATATGTTTATTTCTAAAGTCGGTTACTTCCTTGTCCCGCATCTTATATTGTTTACTGCGGATACTTTTTAATTCTCCACGAACTTCTTCGCTTTTGAGTTGTTTGTCATCGGAGAAATAAGTTTGTGGGGGAGTTGCCAAATTGTCATCAAGCTTGATATCAACTGGACCTGGATTAGTAGAAATCTTTTGCTTTTCTTTTGTATCAGCACCTTTGTCAACTTCGTTTGGAATTGATTCTTCACCAGAAGTTACTAAATTTACTTTGAAGTTTTTGAAGGCATTTAATTTTCCGCCTTCAACACGACCTTTTAACATATCTGTTGTGGTTTTGTGTCCATTTTTATCTTGGATAACTTCAATTTCTTCATTACGAGCCTTAGCAAGGTTATCTTTGTGTGAAATAGAATCTTTAGGGGCAGACTTAACATCTTTCATTGACAATGGCTTATCGCCACGCATTTTGCGTAAGAAAGCGGGAACATCGGACTTCTTAACTTCTTCACCATAAACTTCATGAGATACTCCACAAGCTTTCATAAACTTGTGATGGTCAAAACGTGGATTTTGTTGAGCAAAAATGGCAGCATGATGGCCAGCTAATTCTTTGCGCTTATCGTGACTATCATTTGCACGGATTAAATCAGCAACCATTTGAAAGTCTTTACGAGTTGCGGCTTCATCCAATTCAACTTCTTCTTTAAGTTTATTAGCAAAATATTTTCGTGCTTCCGGTTCGTGTTCTGCAGCAGCAGCGGCAATCATTTTTTCTTGGTCGGGATGGCCAAACCAATCGTTATATTTTACACCTATAGCATTACTTGCACGGTGATGTAATTTTCCAGCGGAAACATGAAAGTGTAAGTTTCCAACTGTTTTACCTTTATTTTTAATTGGAAAATCTTTAGTTTCTGCAGCTGCACGGCCTAATTTATACGTTGAGGCTTCTTCTAATTGGTCAAATTCTTCATTTTTGTTTTTATAAGCGGCCGCAGTTCTTTTCATACTATTTACTCTTTTTGCAGTATGGGGAATAACTTTTTTGCCAAATAATGATTTTACGCCATCATAAGCTTTGCTTGCAAGATATCCTCCAGCAACGCCAACAGCTGTCATAGTAATAGGATCCATTTCGTCTAAAGGTTCAACATCTTCTTTAAATTCTTCACCTTCCCACTCATCAGAAGAATCTTCTTTCATGGCTTGCTTAGTAGCAGTAGCATACATAACATTCTTCCAATTCTTACCATAGCGTTGTTTCAGTCCAGCTTCATCACCTTTCATGGACATTACAATCTTTTCACGCTTGGCTTTCTGCTTGTCAGACATTTCTTCTTCACCAAGATTATTGTCGGTGAAGATTTCTTCTGTACCAGTTGCTTTGTTCTCGGTAATTGAAGCTTTGAGTTTATCAGCAAAAGTCATTTCTTCTGGATGATATTTCATACCAGCAGTAGCACTCTTTTTAATGGATCCATCTGGATTTCTTTTGGTCTTAGCCGATTTATCTAAAGTGTAATGTGCAGTAGAAACTTTACCACCACCTTTAATGAATTGATCAACTGCACCAGATTTTACTGAACCATCTGGATTTCTTTTTGTTGTATGTGTTGTTTCATCTAAGTCGGTATCTTCTTTTTTCAAACAAGATTTATCAACCATCTTCTTGATGAGTTTCTTATCTTCCACCTCATCATCATGAACAGCAACCTTTTCATCAGATTCACCTAAAATTTGTGGTGCAAACGGATTCTTTGGTTGCTCAACTGGTTGTGGCTTAACTTCTTGTGGTGTTTCACCAAGAACTTTATTGACTGCATCAATCATTGATTGTGATACTGGGTTATTTGAAAACATTTTATTCTCCGTTATCCTACTGGTTTCTTTTTCTTTTTTATTTCAACACCGATTAAATTACCTTTATTGTCACCCATTGGTTCTTTATTAGTGGATCCTCCGAGAACACCACCGACACCCATCGAACCTGATTCGGCTGGGGAGTCGATAGATTCTTTCTTAATCTTGTTTCTAAAATACTTAAAATCTGCTCTTTTTGGAGTAAAATTTCCACTCAAAGGATTAGGTGATAACGCACTACTTCCTGGCATTGCTGCACTAGAAGGTTGTGCATTACTATATTCTTGACTTTCACCCATTGCTTGTCCTAGACCAGCACCTGCTGCAGCACCTTGGCCACCGGCACGGGTATCAAAACTCTGTCCTACTCCATCCGGTCTTGCAACACGACCAGCACTTAAAGATGTGTTACCACGCTTCTTTACTTTTTCTTTGTCGTTGTCTTTTTGGAAGTTGGGTTCTTTTGGGATTGGACTGATTTTGAGCGTTGGTGCACTTTCTTGATAAGCACCTGACCAGGCACCTCCGGTAACACCTTGTTTTCCGTTGGGGTCTTTTCTTGGTCCTGTGTTGCCTTTAATTTGGTCTTGGTTTCCGACAAGGGAACCGGAGTTATCTGGGGAGATATCGGCTGGGCCTTTGGCGTTGAGGCCTGAATTGTATCTACCGATGGTTTTGATATGAACAGGCTTCGAATTAGTTTTAACATTGTTTTCCTTAAATAGTGAGGTAATTCTTTCATTAATGTCCACTTTATTATTTCTAGTGAACCAGTCATCCGCAATTTCATTGATTACTGTTGAATCTAAGAAAAGTTTGGTTGTTAGATATATCTCTGTAATATCTTCTTCTTTTGTTTCTATTTTATCAGTATTATCAAACTCGATAAAATTGATAAACGATTCATTGAAATATTTAGTGTTTCCTTGTGCTTTCAACCACTTATCTTGGCGGATTGATTCGGTCATCATTCTGGTCAACATAGAATTACGTTCTTGGCTGGCTTCATTTGTGGTGTTCACAAAGATCATCAAGGTTTCGTAACCAAGTTCTTCTAATTCTTCTTTGATATAACCAATACGGTTATTATCGTCAGCTGGACCATTAATAATGAGTGGACCACGGGTCCTGATACCTTCTTTGCGGAAATCATTGGATTTCTCTGATAATTTCTGTTTATCCGCCAAATACTCACAGGCCTGTACTAGGTTGAGTTCAACAATCTTAGATTCAGCAATGGCTTCACGGATGATAATATCTTTACCTGAACCAGGTCCACCAGTTACAAAGATGGCTCTAAACTGACCACGGTCCACGGATTCATTTAATCCCATACCATTGCGAACATCTTTCAGTAATTCTCTTGCATGGTTGTCTGGAACGTGAGATGGAACACCAGGTCTAAAGGAATGAAAGTTATTGTGTTTTGCATGTTCTCTCATTTTGGTACCAGACATACCTTCTTCACCTTCAGCATCCGGATCACGATGACCAGCAGAAACGACATCAATCTTTTTGAAATTGTAATATCCGTGGCGGCCGTGTACCCCGTTATATCGGTTTAATAACTCGTGCATCTCTTTAACTCGGTCGGAACCTGCAACATAGACCACATGGTCATGTCCCGCTGCATGTAGTCGAGCTAAATGGTGAAGAATAGTTGGCCTATCTTTTGAAGAAGATTCAAAATGAGTACCTGGAGAATATCTTCGGAGATGTTTTAACTTTTGTGCTGGTGATAATGGATTTTTTTTGCTGTCTTGTGAATGTGAAGTTATGACAACATGCTTTGCTTGACGTTTTTCGGCTTCAGCACGAACCTTGTCAATTAATTTTAAGTGACCAGTAGTGGGAGGATTCATGCGACCAAAAGCAACTACGACAGGTTTATGTGTAGCTTCTTTTTCTTCAATTAGTTGTAAGAATGTTTTCATACTTGTTTTTTAATTTTCTTTGGTTTTAATGTACCTTCTGTACCAACCAATTTAATTGAACTGGCCATTGCTTGTGAATTAAATTTTGCACTCACATTTAATAAATGGTGTCCAAGTGTATCATTTTCATTATCATGAGCATAAACACCAAAACCATTTTCTCCTGCTGGTTCAAAAGTAAAATGATGAGCTTTCTTTAATAAATCAACGTGTGAAGAACCTTCATCAGATTCGTGTGAATGTGCTCCATATCCAGTTTTTTTCGTACCATAACCAGAAGTTATTATGTATGGCACTCTTTCGTCTTTGTTTTTCTCACTTGCTCTAAAATGGTGTTGTAATAAATGTTGGCGAATTTTTTCTTGGTTTTCTTTATTGTTTGGATCGGAAGCCATATTCTTCAATTCGTTCATGTAAGAATCACGAACACCAGATAATACTTTTCCACCTTCTATTTTAGCATCGTTTAAATGAGATTCATTTCCTTTTCTACGAAGCCATTCTTTTCTTCCACCTTCACCTTTTTCACTACTTAAAGGTAAATGTCCTATTCCCTTTTTCTCGGCAAATTCGGTCAATTTATCATAAGCTTCATCGTGCCATTTTTTACCAAACCCTTCGGAAGTTTCTTGTAATCCTCGATTCGAAATTCTTTCGGTACCTTTTCCTTCGGTACTTTCTTTATTTGATTTTGCTGAAATTCCAGGAAATATTGTTCCAAATTTTTTATGTGGAACTTTAAGCATAACATCTGGTGGATGATCTTCACTTCTGATATCTAATCCAGTAATTCTTTTAATAGCTCCTTTTCCTGAACTAATATGAACACTCTTTGCTTTTGTTAAATCAATACCTTTTCTTTTATATTGATTTATGGATCCTTGAGCCATCATTTTTGATCTTTGTTTTTGGTCCTCGTATTCTTCTGGATCAATTTTACTTTTTGACTCATCGTGCATTTTTTGATTAGCCGCCTTTTCTTCTTCAGTTTCACCTGGACGAGTATCTTTTAAACCAGCAGCTTTAGCCAATTCTGATCCCAACAAATATTCATTGACATTTGCACGGTGTGTAGCTAATTTGTTTGCGTCACCCAAACTTCTTTTTACTATATCATCTACAGATTTTTTAATTTTAGGCGACATTTTTTCGAACAATAAAGAAAAACCAATCATTTTATGTTATAACCTTTTTTTCTTAAAATTCTTATAGCTGAAGATTCATTACTCGCTGTTATACCACCAACATATTTACCATTTGAATATAATCCATAATGTCCCTTTTCTTCTTCTTTACGAATATGTAGTGTGTGGCCAGTTAACTGGTGTGAAGCAATTGCACCATGTAATGGTTTAGAATATTCTTTAAATGATTTCATTGTGTATCGTTTTCGTAATCTACTTTAATTGTTTTTTTCTTTGTTTCTTTAGTTTTAGGTTTTTCTTCTGGTGAAGGTTTTCTAACTTTTAACAAGTTGGCTTTAGCAAATTCTTTACGATTAACCAGTTTGGTTGGTTCTCCTGCATGATTGACAACAAATCCTTCGGGACCTGTTGGTTTATTATCTATATGATGTTCCAAACCACCAGTATGTTGTTCCAATGTACCCACTAGAACATTTTTTGCTTGTTGTAAATGGTGATGCATTTTTAATATAGCTTCATAAGATTTTTTATGTTTTTCAATATGATTTAAATGCGTTTTCAATTCAGTATCTCTACGAGATTGAGCAATTGGAGTTTTTAATGGTTTCGATTTATTTAATTTAGCATATACATTTTGAATGTGTTTCTTTAATCCATCAGCCGAAGGAACTTCATCTGTTCTAACTGTGTGGTTTATGTATGTAGCTAGGTGGCCAGTTTCACCAGCGTGTGGTGCAACGTCCGCATACATTTTATTTTTGTGTGCTTGATGAATTCTATCTGCAGCATCCAATTCATTGTTGAATTTTTCTTGATCCGCTTCAGAATAATGGACTTGTTTTGTATCCATATTTGGAGACTTTTGCCATACATCTGGATGCGTACCAAAATTATGTAAATCCGGATGTGGATCTGCACTCATGGAAGATATATCTTTGCCGTGATATTGTGTATGTGTTACTACGCCAATTTTAGATTTTTTAATCTTATCTGCTTCCTCACCGCTAGCAGTATAGGTAATAGTATTTGGTGTGAACGATACTTTGCCACCCTTCTTTTGCTCAATATCACCAGAGTGCATGATATCTCCTTGGTATACACCAGTTTTGGGGGATACCTTTTTAAGGTGATCTAGTGCTGCGTGGAGTTTTTCGGTGAGACCTGGTGCGTGTCCATGGTTCTTCTCAATATCTGCATGAGTATAGTTTATCTTTGGTTTAACATTGAAAGCAGACTTTGTTGCCACAAAAAACTTACCATTTTCTGGATGGCGGCCAAACACTATTGATGGACTACCATCGTATTTCATGGTTAATGCGGAACTATTACCACCAGATTTAATGTGGTGATGAGCTTGTCTTAATGCAGCCACGGCATGATTGAAACCTTTAGTTCCATGAAATAATGGTCTATCCTCAGCATGGTGAATATGCTTAAGTTTTGCGCCTTCTTCGGCTTCTTCTTTGAGAAAGGTTTTAAACGACTGCATTAGTTAGGATCTTTCTAGATGTGCAACACACTTTGGTTGCCGGTTTACTTATTTATACAACATTTAACCTAACCTTCTTAAACCGTAGAAAGGTTCGATTAGATACATAGTAACTAAATTGTTGGGTTTTTAGTCACTTCAACCTTTGGAAAATACTTAACATAGTAATCTTTATCAGAATTTCTACGATTTTTAATATTTGAACTGATTTCCTTATAAAAATTCCAAGCCAAAGGTATAAAAACAACAGGAGATTCTTTTGAAATCCGGTCCAATTCCGATATATCTTTGATTGGAATATTTGTTCCTGGTGTATATAGTCCTTGTTTTAACTTGTTATCATCAATGATGAAATCTAAAGAAATGTCACCAAAGTTTAAAAGTGTGTTTCCTTTGGCTGCAGCACCATAACCAACAAGGTGATACTTCTTTTCTCGAAAATCATTAATAACAGTTTTCAATTCGGATACGATATCTTCGGCTTTATTTCCATATTTCAGATAAGTTACATAGGTATACAAACCTTGTTCTTCTTCTAATTTTAACCGATTAACAATACCAGGTGGTATGCTAGTAGCCATGGTATGATTTTTAGAGAAAACAAACACATAACTGGTACCATGGATGTCTGTCTTAAATACATCGATTAATTTTAAACCAACTCTTTCGGATAAACGTTTCATTGAATTACAGTTAAAGAATGAAATGTGTTCATGATAGATAGTGTCAAATTCATTATTAACTATCATATTCGCTTGGGAGGTCTGTATGAAGATTAATCCATTATCTGATATATCTTCTTTACAATTTAATAAGAAATCATATGGATCTGAATTATGAGCAAAAACATTTTGAGCCAAAATCAAATCAAATTTATTATCAAACAAACCTTTTTTATAATAATCACAGACAACAGTATGATTCTTTGAGCTCAACTCAAATAGGTTTTTAGCTGGGTCGATTCCATAAGTTTTCAAATTCAAATCTTTGAAATGGTTTAATTGTGTACCATCATTACAGGCAATATCTAGAATGTTTGTTGGTTTTTCATTATTTAAATTTTGGTAATAATCACAAATATCTCCAGCAAAAACTTTACTATAATCATTTAATGTTTTTGATGTGCCCGAAACATAAAGATAATTCTTAAACAATAAATCAGGATTAACAGCAATAGATAATTGTGTATGGAAACATTCATTACATAAATTTAATTGTAATGGATATTTTTCTTCGTAATTATTAATATTAGTTTTGTATGAATTAGCCAATGGTTGGTCATTTAAATCCAATATCAGTTCTAAATTTTTAGAACCACAACATAAACATTCATTTAACTTTTTGTAATCCATATCAACCCTGATAATCAAAATATGTGTTTCTTTTTACTTTTACGACACTATCATCCTGTATACACAGGTTTACTT